TACTACGTGAGGGTTTAGACACAGTAGCGAAGGTATTAAAAGAGCTACCTCGCTTGCAAAGAAACCCCGGAGTTGGTCCTGTGCGGCACGAGAATGTGGAAAGGTGGTGTAATGACCGCCCTTCAGACTCTGATTTACAACTGGCGGAGTTAACATCAGGCTTGTTTTATACAGGTGTTGACCGATGAATGATGCGGAGGTGACAAATGACAGCTTGGTCTTATAGCAGCATAAACACATTTAAACAATGCCCTAAAAAGTACTATCATTTAAAAATACTTAAAGATGTTAAAGATGTAGGTAACTCCGCTACTTTTTACGGCAATGCGGTGCACAAAGCTGCTGAAAAATATATTAAACAAGGCGAGCCTATCCCCACAAAGTTTGACTACATAAAAAAACCGCTGGAAGCTCTTAACCGTATCAAAGGGCAAAAACTATGCGAGTTACGTATGGCAATAGCAAAGAAAGGTAATACGTATAGCCCTACTCGTTATCATTCTGCGGACGCTTGGTGGCGCGGTATTGCCGACTTGGTAATAGTTAATGACGAAAAAGCTTATATTGTAGACTACAAGACGGGCAAGAACACTGCGTATGCGGACACTAAGCAGCTCGACATGTTGGCAGGCGCTACATTCGTATGTTACCCCTACGTAAAAGTAATTAAGTCTGCTCTAGCATATGTAGTAAGCAACGACTTTATTAAGAAACAACACACCGTGGATATGTATAAGTCATATCTCAGTGTATTTGACGAAGCACTAGAGCAACTTGCTGTGGCGAAAGAAAAAAATGTGTGGAACGCAATAGATGGGCCGCTTTGTGCGTACTGTCCCGTAACTTCATGTGAACATAATAGGAAACAATAACATGATCGACAAAAAGAAACGAAATTACAAAAGCGAATACGAAAATTACCAAGGCTCTGAAGAACAAAAGAAAAACCGTGCCAAACGTAATGCGGTGCGCCGCAAAGCCGAACGGGAAGGTAAAGTTTCCAAAGGAGACGGTAACGACGTGGCGCACAAAAAAGCTATGGATAAAGGCGGTAAGAACTCTGATGGCACTAGAGTAGAAACAGCGAGCCGCAATCGTTCTTTCCGTAGGGACTCTAAGGGCAATTTAGTTTCTGAAACCAGTACGCGTGAGCGCAAAAAGAAATCTAAAGTATGAAGATTGTAAATAATAGGGCGATGGTGCTAAAGACCAAACATCCGCACTTGATTACCGAGCGCGTAAAAAATTATAAAGTAACAGAGCAAGAAGACGGTTATTTTAAGTTGGCGTTGCCTTGGCGTTTACACGAAGCACAAGTGTTAAACAGCGTCGGCATAAAAAACGTGCCCTCTCCTATCGGGCGTGAGTACGAGTGGTCGGGGCGTTTTAAACCTTTTGCTCATCAGAAGAAAACCGCTTCTTTTCTTACGCTTAACAAAAAAGCTTTTTGCTTTAACGAGCAGGGTACGGGTAAAACCGCTTCTGTAATATGGGCAGCAGACTACTTGATACAGGAAAGTGCTATCAATCGTGTGCTTGTTATATGTCCTCTGTCGATTATGAAATCAGCATGGCAAGAAGACTTGTTTAAATTTGCTATGCACCGTACTTGTTCTGTGGCACATGGCACTTCCGCAGTACGTAAAAAGATAATCAACGCAGGTTCTGAGTTTGTCGTAATTAATTTTGACGGCGTAGCGGTAGTAAAGGAAGAGATACTTAATGGTGGCTTTGACTTAATTGTGGTTGACGAAGCTAGCGCCTACAAGAACGTCCAGACTGATCGGTGGAAAATATTGCGTGATTTGTGTAAAGGCACGGACTGGTTATGGATGCTTACTGGTACTCCGGCAGCACAAGCTCCGACAGACGCGTTTGGACTAGCTAAATTAGTTAACCCACAAAATGTACCCCAGTATTTCGGGCAGTTTAAAGATAAGGTTATGTACAAAATATCTCAATACACATGGCGACCTAAACCTGAAGCAAGTACCATTGTCCACGAGGCTTTGCAACCTGCTATACGCTTCGAGAAAGACCAATGCCTTGATTTACCTAGTGTTACTTACGTAGAACGAGAAGCGCCATTGACCAAACAACAAGCGACGTATTACAAACAACTGAAAGATCGCATGACGATGGAGGCCGATGGAGAACAAGTTACGTCGGTTAATGCGGCTGTTAATCTTAACAAGTTGTTGCAAATATCAGGGGGCGCTGTTTACTCGGATGACCGTGCGGTTATTGAATTTGACGTAAGCAATCGGCTTAATGTTATTAAAGAAGTTATAGATGAGTCGTCACATAAAGTCTTAGTTTTTATACCCTTTACGCACACCATTGAATTGTTTAAAGAATTTTGCAACAAGCACAAAATAACTTCGGAGATAATTTCAGGTAAGGTATCTGTTAACAAACGCAGCGAAATAATTACTGACTTCCAAACCACAGATAAAATTAAAGTGCTTATTATTCAACCACAAGCAGCTTCGCACGGCCTTACTCTTACCGCTGCTAATACGGTTATATGGTACGCTCCAGTTACTAGCGTAGAAACATACTTGCAAGCCAATGCACGTATTGACAGGCCGGGACAACACAACCCGATGACTGTGGTGCACATCGAAGGAAGTGCAATAGAGCGAAGGTTATACACTATGTTGCGTTCTAACATTGAGAACCACACTAAAATAGTCGATTTATACAAACAAGAAATAGATGCTTGACAATGTAAATTGGTTTGCCCTACACTAGCCCTCCCTGCCAAATAGGAGGTGCTATGAAAGATTCAGCAGACAAACTAACCCGTATTTACATAAAGATGCGGGACGCTATACAAGAAAAAGAGCACGAAATAAGTAAAATAAAAGAGCAACAGGAGACAGTGGTATCTAAGTTACTTGCGCTTTGCGAAGAGCAAGACCTCGATAGTCTAAGAACACCCTCCGGCACAGTTAGCCGTAAGATACAAACACGCTTTTGGACTAGCGATTGGGAAATGATGCACGACTTCATTAAGAAGCACGATGCCCTTCATTTACTTGAGAAACGAATTTCTACCCTTTCAATGAAACAGTTTCTTGAGAATAATCCTGAGCTTATGCCTGCGGGACTACAAACAAACCGAAAGTATATTATTTCCGTTTTAAAGCCGCGTAATAAATGATTCGATTAAAAAACATAGATGGGTGTTTTTTACACCCACGGACTAACTGTCCCCTAAATTCTTTACAAGTCGTGGTAATAGATAAAGGAGAGTTATCTAGAAGCTATTACGAGGGCAGTAGCTTGGCATGTTGGTCTACCGGATGCATCCGACCCGACAAAGCCGTGCTAGAAAACAAAGTGCAAGCCAGTCGGTGTTTAGATTGCACTAAAAGTATTACAGGCGGCAGCTTTGACCGTAGTGCTCCATGTAAGTTTTACCAAGTTATTAAAGTACTACTCCCTGAAGATGGCATTGTCTGCGAGCTACGCGTAAGTGCAAGCAGCTTGTTCTCTAAAGAGACAAACAAATTTGGTTTTTATAAGTACGTTGAATACTTGGAGAAGAACCGCGAGGAAGTAGAAGAAATCTTAACCGAATTATATCTAGTCGAGCATTACAGCTCTTACCGGATATATTTTAAACCAGTTCGACCTCTATCTGAGGAAGAACTTGCAACCGCGAGGCAGCAAATAAAAGCAGCTTCGCAATCATTAAATCCTTTTACAAGAAACATAGAGGAAGTATACATGGCTAATCCATCACACATAATTAAAAACGTTGAAGCACGTTACCCCCGCTTAGACAAACCCTATCGTTTTGACAGCAAAGCAGGTAAGAAAGGTAAAAGTGTACCTTGCGAGCCTACTGAAGACGGTGCACGTTACGAGTTAGACTTTTGCATGAGCGCAGCACAAGCCAAAGAACTCTACACAGTTATGCAGAATGCTTACGGTAGTGCCAAGGGGCGCGATAAGACTTGGCCTGCTAAGTTGGAAATACCGTTTAAGAAACAAGACGATGGTACTTTCGTAGGCAAGACTACGCTTAAAGCAGCATATAGCGGTATTGAAACTACACTCCCAGCTCAGTTCGATGCTAAAAATGACCCCCTTGGTAGTGACTTCATGCTTACTACTGGTAGTACAGTAAACATAGCAGTCGAGTTGATCCCGTTTAAGATGGCTACTACTGGCGTTTCTCTCCGCTTACGTGGAGTGCAAGTGCTTAAGTATATACCTTACAAGCCCCCATCCCCTTTTGAAACCGCAGAAGGCTTTACTGCGGATGACACCAAGAGCATGTTTGCGAAGACGGATGCCGCTGACAAAAATATGTTGGAAGCTGAAGGGCAGATTACTAAGCAGCTCGATCTTTTTGTGGACGATGAAGAAGAGCAGCCAGAGATTATTGAACCTGTTAAACGTAAGAAGAAAAAAGAAATTGCGCCAGCAGAAGACGAAGCAATGGCTGACATCATTGATATATGGGGGGAGGAAGACTAATGAGCTACGGTTACACAACACGGCTTTGTAGTTTAAATAAACAAGCTGATGGCTTTATGCTTGGGGTAAAACTAGGCCGTGTGTGCATCCGAAAGGAAGTACCAGTTGCTAAAGTTGCATCCCAACTTGGAGTCAGCAGGCAGACTGTTTACAACTGGTTTGCAGGCGTACACGAGCCAAAAGAAGAGTTAAAAAACCTTATTAAACAACTGCTGATAGAGTATAAAAAATAATGGACTTTAACCTCATAGATTACGTCGTGCCTACAGGCGGCTATTACTGTGTGGTTGGTGCAGGTGCAGGGTCAGGTTTCTTTTCTGAGTTTACTGATGACAGAGCGCAAGTAGATGTCCTTGTTGAGAAGTTTGTAAAGCAAGGCAAGGATGTCTACTTCATGCTCGGTAAGTTAGGGAAAGCCGGAAGCAGAGAAGCAAAAAACGTAGAGTCATTACAGGCTATCTGGGTAGATATAGATTGTGGGGTGGACAAGATTAACGACGTAGCGTCGTCTACAGGTTTGCCCAAAGGATATGAAACTAAACACGACGCACAGATTGCGCTGAAAGAGTTTTGTAACACGGTAGGATTGCCGTTACCCGCTGTAATAGATTCTGGGGGTGGTATACATGCATATTGGGCTTTCACGGAAGAAGTGCCGCGCAACCGATGGCAACCTATTTGTAACCGCCTTAAGCAAATCTGCGTAACCCAAGAATTCTATGCCGACCAAAGAGTATTTGATGCCTCACGTATTTTAAGAGTACCCGGTACTTTTAATCAAAAGTATAACCCTCCTGCTCCAGTAACCCTAATACGTCCAAGCACCACCCGAATTACACCTGACGAACTTAGAGAGATACTTGGGGTAGCCTCAGATGCGGAAACAATAGAACACGTTTCTTTGCCGAAAGATTTTGAACAAAGAGCATTTGAAAAAAATTACACCAACGTATTCAAGAGAATAGTCACCCGTAAAGACGGTTGTCTACAGTTGCACGATTGTATTAGAAACAGAGCGACTTTAGCTGAGCCACGATGGTTTAACGCCTTGTCTGTAGCTAAGTTCTGCCAAGATAACGTTAGGGCAGCTACTGTACTTTCGCAAGGACATCCCGATTACAGTCTTGAAGCAACTGAAAGAAAGATGAAAGGTATAAAAGGCCCACATTCTTGTACAGAATTTGAAATTAACAACCCGAAAGGTTGTAAAGGTTGTCTTCATAAAGGGAAGATAACAAGCCCGATTGTACTTGGACAAGCTCTTAAGAAAGCTCAGTACAGAGAAGGCGAAGTTACGTATCGCCGCCCATATTATAAAGGAGAAAATGGCGGTATATACCTACAGGCTGCCGACGAGGAACCACACTTTGTTTACGAATATGACTTTTATATAGAGCAACGTCTGACCGACCCAACAGACGGAGACGTTGCTATTGCGGTAGTACATCTACCTAAAGACGGAAAACGAACGTTTACTATTAAAAACGAACAGTTAGATTCCCGGGAATTAACTAAAGTACTCGCAAGAAACGGCGTGTTAGCAGATAAAGCTAACAGTACCTACTTGCATAAATACGTTATCGACTCTATTAGAGCGTTATCAACAGAAGGTAAGGCGGACAAAATGCACGTTCAATTTGGTTGGGTAGAAAATAATACTGCTTTTATTGTAGGAGAAAGGGAGATACGTGCTGACGGCGTATATTACTCTCCACCTTCGTCCGTAACGGCTACATACAGCAATTACTTACAGCCTCGGGGGTCATACGATAAGTGGAAAGAAGTGTTCAACATGTATAACCGTCCGGGGTTAGAAGTTCACGCATTCGCAGCTCTTAGTGGCTTTGGTGCTGTATTACTAACTTTAACAGGACAGAAAGGTGCCATTATTAATTTAGTACACCCCAAGGCAGGTACAGGTAAAACCACCATCTTGCGTATGGCAAACAGCGTAGCGGGTGATCCCGAACTGTTACTAGGCACTCCAGACGATACAGTTACAGGACGGATAAATAAGTTAGGCACGTTGAACAATATAGTTAACACCATAGACGAGATGACAAACATAGAAGATAAGGACATAGGCAAGTTTGCTTACGCTGCGTCTCAAGGTAGAGGTAAAGAGAAAGCTCAATTCCATATAAACGCTAATCGTAAAAACGAGATTACGTGGCGCACCATTACTTTGTCTTCGTCTAACGCGTCTTTCTATCAAAAGCTGATGAACGCTAAGAATGCACCGGATGGAGAACTAATGCGTATCTTAGAGTTTACTATTGAGTACCAAGACGTAAGCGTAATATCAACCGCAGAAGGCAAACATATGTTTGACCATCAGCTTAATCATAATTTTGGACACGCAATAGAACCTTTTGTGCAACATATATTGGCTAACCCTGAGCATGCAAAGACTACGCTGTTAGGTGTACAAGCTAAGATAGATACAGAGGTAGGTCTTACACAACGCGAAAGAAATTGGTCTGCTATAGTGGCGTCAAATATAGCGGGTGGTATGTTAGCAGTTGAAGCAGACATTATTGATTACGATATGAAGCGCATCTACCAAAAGGTAGCGCCTAAAATTAAAGATATGCGCCTCAACACTATTGCCCCAGTAAGCGACAACTTTGGACTCATTGGTGAGTTTATTAACGAGCATGCGCAGAATATATTATCTATCGACGCAAAAGCAGACGCACGATCAGGCAAGGATAAGCGCCCGTATTTAGAACCACGGGGGGCTTTGTACATACGTGAAGAACCAGATGCTCAGCGTGTGTATATTGCTTCAGGTAAGCTGAGAGATTTTTTTCTTGCTCGCGGAGCGGACTATACTGGCACTATTAAAGACTTGACAGACCGGGGGTGCGTACTTAAAACCCACAACAAGAATATGGGTAAAGGTATGGCTATGACGACTAGTCCTACGCGATGCGTGTGGTTTTGGTCTGGGCATCCTGAATTTATAGGCACTAAAGTGCTACCCAAGGAAGAAAAGAATGCTAGTGGAGAAAGTGGACTACCAGATTAACTGGACGAGGTTCAAAGCAGGGTGGTCGTTCTTTGTGCCATGCCTGCATCCTCCGACGGCACGTAAAATTATACTTACAGAAATTAAACGTTTAAAATTTAAAGTAGTTATTAAAGTAGTTATAGAGAGCGGGGTGCGGGGCATCCGGGTATGGCGTGTTTAAATTTCTATAAATTCGTCTAAGTACCGTTCGTTTATTTTGCTTTTAAGTCCGGCGTCAAATTTCATGCCGTACACAAGGTCACGTTCGTAAGCCTGTCTAGATTTGAACGATCTATTTAAAGTATCAGAATTTACCAATTTTGGAAACTCGCGCCCGAACTTAGTGAACTCTTGTATCGCTTCGGCTATTAGTCCGCTATCGCCGGTAGTTATACCCATGTAATACTTTTTGAGTATTTTTTGTCTAGTAGCGCGCACTTTAGATTGGTAATTTAATCCCCCAGCAGTAACTTCATACAAACTAGATAGATCAGCGGGACCAAAACCAAACACTTGCATAAACAAATTCCAACTGTTTATATTCTCGATAACAGGGTCCCCATCCATTGTCCTTGCGCCTTCTTGCATAAAGCGCCCGGTTTTAAGTATGTTACGCAAACTGCTAGGTGCTATGGCTTCAAAAAATCTTCCGTAGTCACCTTGTTCAAGCAAGCGTCCTGCGTTTCGCTCTATGTTAAGAGCGTAGCTACCCACAGGCCCCATAGCTTGCATAACTGCGGTCATAATGTAACCGTTCTGCTCAATGCTATACGGGTCTTCTTGAAACAACAAGCCGTTAGCTAACCCGACGCGATTGGATATTTCTAAATTAGTTATATAGTTCAACGGACCTTTGTAAAGGAATTCATTGGTAAACTCGCGTGTTTCGTCTCTAAAGTTGAACGGCTCATCTTCATCATCGAATGCACTCGCAAGAGCACCGATCATATTTACCAGCGTAGTAACAAAACCGTAGAAAGGCAGCCCGTTAATGCCCCCAATAGCTGCACTCATGGCATAAATACCAAGCAATTGTTTACGAGCTATTCTACGTACATCGCTGGGTTCTTTTTGAAATGCCTTGCGTGCAGTCATGGCAACTATAGTTGCGCTGTTCCAAACGAAAGTTTTAAACGTAAACATTACACGGCCCAAGCTACCTTGCATGAGTTGCGGACCCTCGGCTGCTATACCGGAAGTATGCACATCCATAACTAGTTGTACGGCTTCTTCAACAGCGGCGGCGTCTGACTTGCCTGCGGCCTTTGCAAGTTCATATGCTGCTATTGCTGTAGTACTGCGACTGTATTTTTCTGCTTCAGTCAAAGGTACGCTCGCTAAGTTCATAAAGCGTGCCCCGAAAGCATCGTATTCTACAGTGCTTTGTCTAGAGCCTTCTAATATCTCTCGTTGTAAAGTATGTTCGCGTTGTCCTTTAGCGTCTAAACCGGCAACTAAAGTTTTGTACTTAGGGTCTTTAGTCCAAGCGGCTTCAAAGGCCCCTGTGTCAGAGTTCCAATCATTAAGTTTGGGTTTCGCAACCCCCATAGCTTTAAATAATGCAGCATTAGTTTTGTTAAATCCGTACACGCCTGTAAGGAGGGGGCCAGACAAAAGCAAAAGCGCACTTAAGTTAACAATCGCCGCAGAAATGTTGCCCGTTAAGAAAAGGTTATACGCAGAAGTAGCAAAGAATGCAGTCCAAGGACCGTAATTTGGGTTTGTAATAAATTCTTCTCGTCGCCCCATTTCATTTTTTACTGCTGCTTCTACACCAGTAACTTTTGCGCTTTTTATTTCGCTTAAACTATTTTGTATTTTAGGTAAGAATTCCAAGCTACTTTGTTTAGTAACCCATTTAAGCATGGTGTCCGCATAGCCTTGGACTAAATCTTTAGACTCTCCTTCAACTTTATCTGCTGCACGAGTCCTTTGCATAAAAGAATTTTCTGGGTACAAAGTGAGTAGCTGGTCATACACAATAGTTTGTTGTTCGGGAGGCAGCGCTTCCATTAGTTGGAATACAAAACTAGCAGGGGGGAAACTTTTCTTGTTAAAAATAGCGTTAGCAGTACGATCAAATTGTTTTTCGTTTTGGATTTTGCTTTTGTTAGCTTCTAAAAAGTTTGTTCGTTCACGCGGAGATTCAAACGCTTTAACCACTCGCGTCTTTGTGGCAGCGTCGGTGTAGTCTAGAAAGTAATCTCCAAAACGTAAGAACGGGACGTAGCCCGGAGCTGAAGTTTCTTTAAGGAATCTTGCCTCTAGTTCCTTACGTTTCGTGCCGTCTTTAACTTGGTCAAGAACATATTTTTTGTATTGGTCGTACATGCGGCGGTAGTCTGCTCGTATATCTTTGTACATCTCTTGCACGTCGGGGTCTAAGTTACGCAAGCGCACCATCAGCTTGTTAAACTTAACTTTTTGTTGGGGAGATAACTCGTCTACTTTAAACTCTGGGTCTACTTTTACAAGATCAAAACCTTCCCGCCGCGCTTCAGACGCTATTTCCGCTAGTTTTGCTGTCTGTGCAGGTTTTTTCTTAGTTATCTTTTTAAATTTTATATAGTTAATTTGTACGGCTTTTCTTGCTTTCTCTGTTGCGCCTTGACGCTCAAGGATGGCGTCCCTTAATCTTTGCAGTGCAGGTATTTTATCGCCATACAGCTTAACTAAATCATTTAAGCGTAAAGCACGTAAAGCGTTGCTAAGGATTGTGCCGCCTTTAGTAGTACTACCCAACTTAGACAACGCATTTTGCAAGTCTTCTTTTTTGCTACCTGCTAATTTTTTGCCGCTATTCATTATGTTACCAATAGCCTTAACGCCCATCGCAGGCGTGCCAAGGAACAATTGGTCAGTAAGCGTAGGTTCTACACCTTGAGACACGTCAAGAAGTTTATCTATAAAGTCTAAACCCTTGTTGTATGCACTTTGTCCTTTCCCAAAGGTAAAAAACTTTAAAATAGCATCCAGTATATTTTTCCACATGCTCTCGCTTTTCGGAGCTTTTATGTTTTTGAGAAGCGCTTGGAATTCTGGATTACCTATTAGCTCGCCAACAAATTCTTGCAAATTTTGACCGCCGTAAGCATCGCCCATTTGCAGTTTTATGTCGGAAAAAAACTTAAAGAAATCTTTAGTAATTTGTAGGTCTGGATTGTTTACCGCTTGCGCTAACGCAGCATGCCCCATTTCATGCAAGATAGTATGTTCATTCATACCTAAAGTTGGGTCTAGCGTAATTACATCAGTTATAGGGTCATAAACTCCACTTGAACCCTCTGGAGTAGGACCAACAACAATGCGAGTCTGTAAGTTTTGCGTGGCTATTTTACGCAGTACGCGTTGTATTTCTGAGGGTTGTTTAGGGATTAATTTGTTAAGTACAGGTGCAAGCCGTCCACGCGCTGCGAGTTGTTTTAGTTCAGCATCAAATGCAACACCTTTGTACACGGGTGCCTTAAGTTGGGGCTTATTTAAATACTCACCCTGCACGTTTAGGGAACGGTTGTCCGCGTCGCTGTTAAACAAAGATGAATCCGCGCTAGTAGCTGCGGTAGCCAGCATGACAAGCTCGTCTTGAGTAATACTATTAGCCCATTGGGTTAACACTATTAGGTTACGGCCTTTTGCTGTGGCTCTAATCCACGCTTTTAACTTGGCTTTAATCCATGTAAGTAGTTGCCGCGCAAAGCTTGATTCAGGTGCCATTTCGACTAAATAACCTGCGGCTTCTTCGGTTACTAAGTTCGCCGGTGTGTCTTTTGGAACTCGATCAAAAGCAGCTATTACTGCCTTGTTTCCAGCTTTACGTGCCGCTTCGAGTCGAGTCAGTATGGCTTGGAATTCCGTATCACTTACTCCGAGTGACCTTAAATGGACACCTATCTCATGCAGCATAAGACCTTTAACGTTATGGTCTTTAGGTATATTGTCAGCTACAAAAACAACCTTCCCGTCCTCTACATAGGCGAGGATATTGCCGTCGTCGGAGAATAAAACATCTTTGGGGAAGCTTATGTCACCGCTGTTGCGGTAAATATCCTCTGCTGGTTCAAGAACGGGGAAGCTCATGACACCCGTGTTGTCGGCAATTTCCCCTGCTGTTTTAAGAACGGGGAAGCTTATGTCACCGCTGTTGTCGACAATATTGTTTGCTGTTTCAAGAACGGGGAAGCTTATGTCACCGCTGTTGCGGAAAATATTCCCTGCTGTTTTAAGGGCGGGGAAGCTCATGGCACCCTTGTTGCTGTAAATACCCCTTGCTGTTTTAAGGGCGGGGAAGCTCATGTCACCGCTGTTGTCGTAAATACTCTTTGCTGTTTTAAGGGCGGGGAAGCTCATGGCAACGGTGTTGTTGCTAATCTCGTCTGCTGTTTCAAGAACGGGGAAGCTCATGGCATCGCTGTTGTAGCTAATACGTTTTGCTGTTTTAAGGGCGGGGAAGCTCATGTCACTTTTGTTGTTGGCAATATCCCCTGCTGTTTTAAGAACGGGGAAGCTCATGGCATCGCTGTTGTGGGTAATACGTTCTGCTGTTTTAAGGGCGGGGAAGCTCATGGCAACGGTGTTGAAGGAAATATTCTCTGCTGTTTCAAGAACGGGGAAACTTATGTCACCGGTGTTGTTGTAAATATCCCCTGCTGTTTTAAGAACGGGGAAGCTTATGTCACCGCTGTTGTCGGAAATATCCCCTGCTGTTTCAAGAACGGGGAAGCTCATGGCATCGCTGTTCTCGGAAATAGCCCCTGCTGTTCCAAGAACGGGGAAGCTCATGTCACCGCTGTTGAGGAAAATATCCCCTGCTGTTTTAAGGGCGGGGAAGCTTATGTCACCGCTGTTGCTGTAAATACTCCTTGCTGTTTTAAGAACGGGGAAGCTCATGTCACTTTTGTTGTTGGCAATTTGCCCTGTTGTTTCAAGAACGGGGAAGCTCATGTCACCGTTGTTGTTGTTAATACGTTCTGCTGTTTTAAGAACGGGGAAGCTCATGGCACCGTCGTTGCTGTAAATATCCTCTGCTGTTTTAAGAACGGGGAAGCTCATGGCATCGCTGTTGTGGAAAATACGTCCAACGTAAACAAGCCGCTTAAACGTAAGAGCGTTGCGCAGATAGCCTAGGCTGTTCCTGACAACAAGAACCTGTTCAGCTTGGTCTTGGGTGAGGGCTTTCTCCCGGAATCCAACTGTAATATCAACATAATACCCCTTACTTTCATTCAGCCCCCTACGATTACTTTCACGTTGTAGTGCCGTATAAATACTTGGGGGAAACATTTCGCTGTCTTTCCCATAGCCATTTTCAGACTTTCTTCTAGCCTC